ACACTGGCTGCTTCGTCGAAGAAGTCGCTGCCCTCGTAGACCGAGGCGACGGCGGAGAGGTTCGCGTAGGTCACTGCCGGTGCACCGGTAGCGGACTGGGTGATGTTCGCGTTCGCTGTGTACCCGCTGGCCGCATCAGTCTGCGTCAGGAGGTAGTACAGCGAGTCGAATGCGCACCCACTGGTGGCTTTCGCTGCGGTGACCGCGAGGCACGCATTGTCCAGTGTCTTCGCATAGCTGGTAGCCCAGTCGTGCTGCTTAGTGGAGACAATGTCAGCGAGCGAGTCGTTGATGTCCTCTTCGGCGATCCGGATGGCTTTACCGAACTTCTGGACACGCAGGACAACGTCGTCGTTCGCGGTGGTGTCTTCGGTGTAAACGCCGCCTTTAGCGACCATGGAGACGTCCGCACCGGCGGAACGGGGAGTGGACCGAGTCTGGGTGCCCATCGGGATCCGCTGCGAATGCGCTTCGATCGCGGATACTTGGGAAACTCGGGTTAGGACGCTGGACCCGAACTCTTCCGGGATCCATGCTTCATAGGTGTTGCGTGCGATGACTACAGTCCTCCTGGAAGCGCCAGCCCGTAGGCCGGAAGTCGGTGACCTTCGTGAACTTGCGCTTATTGCAGGGGCCACATAACGGCTGGATGTTATTAGCCGTGTGAATCCCACCCTTAACGAGAGGGATTACGTGATCCACTGTCAGCGCGAGGTCATCGCGACCGCAATCCAGGCAGCGGCCTCTAGCCGCTAGAACCATGTCATTCCACTCTGCTTGAGTGAAATCGCCCCGATCGTACTCAGCCCTACGAAGCCGAGCCCGTTGCACAACCGTGGTTTTGTTCACAAGGTACCACTCATGCGACGAGGCAGCCGCACGTTCCTTGTTCGCTGCGTAGTACGCAGCCCCTTTCGCGGGGTCACGCCCTAGCGAAATCCGCTTCCGGACCTCCGGGTTCGCGGCCGCGTAACGTTTCGACCGGTCCACCTCTGCATCCCGATGGGTTACGTACCGCGTTCGTTTCTCCGCCCGGCGGCATCCCTGGCAGCGTAGCTTTCCGGAAACCATCGCGTACTGCCCAATATGCCCATGACTGCACACCCGATCGGCAAGAGCCGTCGTCGCGCTGGCCATTTTCGTACCCTTCACGGAGCGTTACCACTTACGTTACACCGCCGATGATTCCACGTCTGGTCAGCTCCGCCATTTCCGCTTGGGTGACCGCAAGGTCGGTGCGGACGCGGGCTAGTTCCGCGGATAACCGGCCGATTTCTCTTTGGCTGTTGGACAGCGCGTCCGTTGCGGCTTGACGCTCCGCCACAAGCTGTGTTTGTACGACTTTCATTGAGACATTCAGTGCGTCCAGTTCTAGTCGCACTGCTTTCTCCCCAGCTTGGAGGGTTTTGATATATTCGTTTGCGCTGGTCAGGGCTTCACTCCCGGACGTGGCGTCGAGCCCACGGATCTCTGGTCTACGACGCAACAAGAAAATGATGAGGGTTACTCCGCCGGAACTGAACACGAGCCCACCGATCGCGAGGATCGTGTCGGTGTTCATCACTCGCGGACTTCCTCAGCGAGGGCGCGGGTGTGTGCGTCGGACAGGATGTTGAAAGCGGCGGCTGACATGGACACCGCGGCGGCGATAGCGAGGGAACCCGCGACTTGTCCCGCGAATCCGAGGCCCAGTAGGACGCCGAGGGCGTAGAGAGCTGAGGCGACGGCCATTGTGACGAGGCCGATGCCTTCGGCGGTGTGGTTACGTTGGATCAGGCCAGCGAGTGCAGCACCACCGCCGATGATCATGATGACGCCCATGGCGTTGGCGAGGTATCCGGCGCCGATGATGGTGAATGCGCTGGACACGCGGTGACCAGCGACGGTGGCGAGGGGTCCAGCCCAGAGCGCGTACGTCAGGGAGTACACGAGTGTCCAGGGTCGGTCGCGGATGATGGTGCGTAGGCAGGTCACGCTCCGAGCACCTGTGCTGCGAGGAGGTCCGCGGACCTGCTGGGTGCACCGGCGGCTGGTGGCCGGTTCCCGGTGTTCAGCTTGGGTGGTTTCACCACGGTGGCGGTGAACAGTTCGGGGTAGTCCTTTTTGACGGCGTCGACCTGGGCTTGGAGGCCGACCACGTCGCCGTCCGTGTCGATGTCCAGTTCCGCGAGATCCAGCATCCGCACCACTTTCGATACGCGATCGGCTGACGCGCTGGTCAGTCCCGCTTCGATGAGGGCAGCCCGCGCAGCGGCCTTTACAGCGACGGGCTTGTACTTCTTTTCCGCTGCTTCGGCGTTCTCGCGGGCGGCTTTACCGTCAGCGTCTTCTGTTTTCCGCTGCAATTCGGCGAGCTTCTCACGGCGTTCTTTCGCTTCCGTGTTGGCTTTCGCTAGTGCCGATTGGGTGCGTTTCCACTCATCTTCGGTGGGTGGTGTCCACGCTGCGGGTGCTGCGGGAGGTGGTGCAGCCGGCGGACCTGTTACCGCTGGCCCGGTGGTCGGATCATCCGCCATGTCAGCCTCTATTCATCGTGTGATGAAAGTCTAGCCCTTGGGTACGGAGCGTGATGCGAACTGGTTGCGTATCACTGCACGTCGCGCGGTTTCCTGCACCGATTTGGGGAGGTTCACACCGCGTTTGAGGAGCTGGTCGGCCGCGCGGATGCGTAGCGCGTTGGGTTCGGATTCCAGCGACCAGCCTTTCAGGACGGATCGTTGGGCTTCTCGTTTCAGTGCGTCGGATAGTGCGACCGCAGCGGATTCCCGGCCTTCGGCCCATCCGGGTACTGATGCGTCGAGGGCACCAGCAACGTCGTGGCCGAGCCAGGGTGTGACCCGGCATCGGCAGTTGGGGTGCAGCGGAGGCAGCTCCAGGATGCCGTCTGGCCAGGGTGTGATGGGTTTGGTGCCGTAGGTCAGGTCTGGCGGGAACGCCTGCCCAGCAGCGGCACGGACCCCGGAGTAGGCGATGCAGGCGAGGCACGCGTCGCGTTCTGCGACCCACATCAGATCGGCGTCCAAGGCTGTGGATACTTTCCGCACCCCGTTGTTGGATTCGCGGTTGACTACCCATCGGGCTGTGCGTTCGATGGATGTAACAGCTTGGTTCGCCACTGCGATGCCAGTCATAAGGTCTCCGTGGTTGGTACCCCGGACCACTGACAGGACTCGATCGGCTTGTTGGTATCGTCTCGATACTGTTTCCTGTGTGTTCTTGACGGCGCGGTCCACGAGGCGGTCAGAGAACGTCGCGAGTGGCTTCTCGAGAAACGTTTCCGGTAGACCGACTTCGCTGAGTGCGTGTTGGATACCGAGGTCGAGGGCTTGGCTCCCGTAGAAGTCGAGCAGCACGGTGGGGTCCACGCGGGTAGCAGCGAGCCGGTTGCGCAGCTCGCCCACCAGGCCGGCCATCCCTATGGGGTCGGCTGGAGTGTCGAGGGTTCCGAATCGGTGGACCCACTGTTGGGCTACCCACTGGGTGACGTCGAGCAGCTTTCGCCTCAGGGTGCCAGGCACAGCCGCCGCAGCGGCGTCTTCGAGGTCCTCCGTCTCAGCGGCGTGGTCGTGGAGCAGCTGGAGCAGCTCGGTGACCGTCTTACGTGGCATCGGCTTCCGCCTGGGCGACGGGGATCACCGATTCGATGAGCTGTTGGAGTTGCGGGCCGTCGATCACGCCGAGGGACTGGGCGGTGCCCAACGCGGCGAGCGCTTGGCCGATCTTGAGGAGTAGGTCCACGTTGAAGGGCATGTCGCGGTCGGTGGTGCCGAACCACGCTTCGACTTGCTCGTTGCTGTAGCCGGCTTCGAGGAAAGCTTGCTCGGCTGGTACTCCAGCTGTGAGCTTCGCGGCGACGGTTTGCCAGCCTTCGAGGTCGTTGACGGTCTGCGCGGGCACCCATCGGACTGTTACTTCCCCTCCCGTGCCGTGTACCAGCAGGGCGAAGTTGAACATCTCGCGTGCGGTGTCGCCGAAGGACAGTTGCCGGTCCTCGATCTTGTGCACGAAGGGCGCCTCGGCAGTTCGTAGGGACTCACCGGATGGTGCGTCACCGGTGGGGTCCACCCGGTGCAGGGGCGTGTTGGTGACCTCCGAACCCATCCGTAGGTACACGAGCATCGGTTCGGTGAAGTTGCCGTGGTCAGCAACGTCGAACTGGCCTACCCCGGTGGTGCCGCGCATGAACCACAACGATCCGGGGTCTGAGGTGTACTGCGACCGGCCTTCGCCCATCGGGGGGATGGTGGCCCCGGTGCCGGTGTCAGCGAACGCGAAGGTGTCCTCATCCTCAGCAGCCGCTTCGGTGGTGTCCGCGTCGGGGTGCACGAGGGCGTAGCGCTGCGGGAACGCCTGGTAGTCGACACCGGCCATGTGCGACAGGATCAGTTTATGAATCGCGTCCTGGGGTCCGTAGAAGCCTTTGTGCTCAGGGACTCCGTAGGGCTGCTCGGTGCGGAAATGGAACACGGGGATTTGCCCGTAGGGATTGACGAGTACCGCGTCGGTGCCGTCGGCTTCGTAGGGAAGCCAGTCACCAAGTTTGTTTCCGACAGATCCGGGTTTGGTGATGTACCGCTCAATTCGATCCGGGTAGTACAGGTCGGCCCGTTTCTGCTTCTTGGGGCCGGGTAGATCCCACCGCTTGACGGCGTAGGACTTCTTGAGGGGGTTTTCGAGGTCGTAGAACAGGCGCATGCACTGCGCACTGTTGTAGTGGATGTCGACACCATCGTCGTCGGGCGACGGCCACACTACCACGTAAGCATCCCCGAACTCGCAGGCTCGTTTGATGATCTCGCGGGATTGCAGCGCCATCTTGTTGCGGAGCCAGATTTCCCGCAGGGCATTGTCTGCCCCGGTGTCCGTTGAGGTCACAGCGGCGATCTGGAGGCGCTCTGTAACGGCGTCTACGGCGATCTTCGCGAAGTTGAAGCGGAAACTGGCCCCGGACCTTAGCATCGCTCTCCGCAGCCGGACGCTCGCGAAGAACTCGGGTACTGTCCCAGTGAAATACGCATCGGCTCGCTGGTAGCCAGGCGTGGCGTCGTCGAGCTGCCGCACAGCTTCCATCAGGTCGTACTGGTCGCTCTGCGGGTCGAGGTCCGGTTGCCCGATGGTCAGGGGACCGTCAAGGACAACCATAGGCATAGTCATGGCGTCTCCTAAGCGACGTAACTGCCGGTGGTGATCCCAGCGGTTTGTTTCTTGCCGTGGAAGATTTCCACACCCATTCCCACCGCGTCCACCAAGTCGTCGTTAGGCCCTTTGGGGAATGCGATGCACTGCTCTTCGAGCGCGGGTAGCCGATGTTCATGGACTACCCGACGAAGCTGGTAGTGGTTCAGGAGTCGCGCAGCGCGGACTTCCTTCGGCTCGTGCTGGTGAACCAAGCGTAGAGGAACAGGAAGGCCATGCAGGATCGCACGCCAAGCGTCAGCTCCTTGGTTCGACTCGACAACGACGCCCATGACATCGGGGTAGCCCTCCAGTGTGCGAATAACGAGGTCGCGAAGTTGCTCCCCCGGTGCGATCTTGAAGGTACGCGCCCACCGTACGACGCATTGCTTCGCCGGTTTCGCGTACCCGATCACGGCCAGTGCGGTGAAGTCCGATTTCTTTTTCGACGTGACCGCCGGGTCGATGGCGAGCAGCTGGTGAGTCAGCGGTGTCGGCATCCCGTAGGTGAAGTCTTCGAGTTGCCAGTAGTCACCGTCCGCACCCATAGGGTCGTTTTGCATGTTCTTGCGGAAGGCCCTGGTATGCCTGATTTGTTGCAGGTAGTCCATGGGCCATTTCTCTGGCCAGATGGACCGTTCGGTGCCGTCGCCGTTGTCGAGGATCGCGGGGTAGTAGTGGCAGGTGAAGTTCTCGCTGGTGACCCACTCAGCAGGCGTGTCCCCAGGTTCGGTGCGGGTCTTGACCAGGTCATGGATCAGGGAGCCAGGCATCGTGACGGTGCCCACCAGGGCCACGCGGGCGTACACCGACAGCGGAAGGATCGCGTCGAGCAGGGTCCGTTCCCGCTTGTCCTTCTGGTGCTGGGAGTAGCTGGACTCATCGGGTTCGATGTCGTCGAGGATGAGCAGGTCAGGGCGTTGCTCGGAGACCTTCATGCCCAGCGAGCTGGAGTCGATACCGCGGGCTGCGAAGGTGAACCCGGCTTTGGTGACGAGCATCCCAGCGCGGTCTGCGGTGACCATGCCCGTTGGCCGGCGAGCGGGTCGGCACAGGTCGGGGAAATCCAGTCGGAGCAGCAGGTTGGTGTCCAGCTCGTGTTTGAAGGACCCGAGGTGCATCTCCGCTTGGCCTGCTGAGTCGGCGAAGGCAGCGATGAACTTCCGCCACCCGTGGGCAGCGGCCCACATCGGCAGGATCGTGAACAGCCAGGTGGACTTACCGCAGCCACGGGGCGCCACGTACGCGTCGCGGTGCTGTGCTGGCCGGTCGTCGGGGACGATCCACCGCTTGGCTTGTTCGATGAGGTCGTAGTGGAACTCCGACAGGGTGATGATCCCACCGGTATCGTCCGACCGTAGGTGGTGCGGGAGGTACACCAGCGCGAACGCCAGCGGGTCAACTCGGGTGACTGCCCGCCGGTACGCGCCGGAGAGCACCAGCGCGTCAGCGTCGAAGTGCCGGAGGTACTCAGGGAAGTCGAAGGTGCAGATCTGCACTTTCGTGGCTCCAGCAGATTCTGCTGAGGCCAGGGTGGTGGTCATCACTCCGCTCGCAGGCGGGCCTCAGTCACCGCAGCAGCAGCGTTGGCTTCGTTAACCAGCTCAGCGAGCGCGACGTCAGCAGCGGACAGCTCAGTGAGCATGATCTCTTGCTTCTCCGGTGCGTCGACGCCGAGGAGCTTGGCGCGGCGTTCGGACACCTTGACGGCGACTTCGACGTTGCGGGCCACCATGTGCCCGCCTTCGATCTGGTCATCGAGCTTCGACAACCAGCGGTCGAGCCGGTCCAGCTCCATCTTGCGGACCTCATCGGCCAGCGGCAGCACACGCTTCGCGATCTCGGTGTTGATCCGGTTCCGGACGGTCGACTCAGAAACCTTGAGGACCTTGGCAATGGCCGAGGGCAGCATCCCGGAAAGCCGCATCTCGTACGCGGCGACGGTCTGCTCAGCAATAACGGCCCGGTTCGATGTGCGCTTCGTTGCGCCACCGGACCGGACCGCCATGGGGACCCCTCACACTTTCAGCTATTCAACACGTGCTGAAAGCATACTCTGCGTGATCACGTCCTGGCGATCCCAGACGTACGTGATCTTCGTGATGACCGGTGGTGCGGACCTGTAGAGCACGAGGACGTGCTGCGCGGGGATCATCCGGAGCCGGTCCGTGGTCAATGTCCGTACCAGCTGACGGCTCACCCCGGAGGGCACCCGGTGACCGTCGGTGAGGGACTCAGAAA